TCTGGCTGGACGAAGAGCCGGACGAAAACAAGCAGAACGAAAAGAAGATATTCACCGAGGCTCTGACGCGCATCCTTTCGAGCAGGGGCAGTCTTCTTGGCACGCTGACCCCGCTGCTGGGCGAAACCGAGATTGTCGACCATTTCGGCGCCGGCAAGCCCGGCACGTTCATGATGAACGCGAGCTGGGACGACGCGCCGCATCTCGATGTCAAGCTGCGCGCCGAGCTGCTGGCGAGCTACCCGGAGCACGAGCGCGACGTGCGGACCAAGGGTATCCCGGCTCTCGGATCGGGCCGTGTCTTCACGTTGCCCGAAGAGGCGATCCGCTGCGATCCGTTCCAAATCCCGCGCTATTGGGCGCGCATGGCCGGCTGCGACTTCGGCGTCGACCATCCGGCGGCCGGCGCCTGGCTGGCACATGACCGTGAGAACGATGTCGTCTACCTGACGGACTGCTATCGGCAGGCTGGACAGCAGCCGATCTACCACGCGGCGCAGTTCCGGGCGCGCGGCGGCTGGATTCCGGTTGCCTGGCCGCATGACGGCGCGACGCGCGACAAGGGCGGGCAGGGCAAGCGACTGGCGCAGCAGTACCGCGCCTCGGGCGCCAACCTGATGTCGATCTCGGCGCGCTATCGAAAGGCGCCGGACGAAAAGGACGATCCCGGCGGCGCGCAGCCGGTCGAGCCGATCCTGCAGGACTTGATCGAGCGCATGCACACCGGGCGCTTTCGGGTGTTCCCGCAGTGCAGCCAGTTTTTCGAGGAATACCGCTCCTATCACCGCAAGGACGGCAAGCTCGTTTTGGCCAAGGACGACATCCTGAAAGCCGTCATGTACGCGCTGATGATGCTCCGCTTTGCCATCGCGGAGCCCGTGTTCCGCCGCCAGCCCGGCGCCATGCGGCCCATGGTCGGCATGCGATGAACCGCCACCGTTTCGAGGAAATCTGCCGCGAGTCGAGGCTGCGGCCGGTCGGTCGCGTCGACGTGCCGGGCGGCGTGATCCTGCTGGCGGACGGCTACATGGAGTCGGAGCCCGATCGCCAGTACCCGCACTACAAGACCCTGTGGGCACATGGCAGAAACGAGGATCACCTTGACGTGGCGCAGTGCATCTACAACGACGGCACCCTGGGCAGCAGCACGCTGGACCAGCGCATCGCCGAGGCGACCAGTGTTGCCCGGCAGGCCATAGAGGCGCGCGACCGTGGCCGATAGGAAAAGGCGCTTCAACCGCTCCGACCTCGACACGCTGGCGGAGTTCGTCTTTGACGAGCTGGCGGCGCGACAGCGCGGCCGGTCGGATTGCGAAAAGGACTGGAAGGAGATCGACCGCCAAGTCGCGATGAAGCCGGACACGTCCTGGAAGGTCGATCCTCAGACGGGGGCGATGTACCCGGACGTGGACTGGCGCTCCGAGCTTGAGCTTCCGTTCCAGTCGCAGACGCTCGAAACGCTCACGGCCGACGTGCGCCGCCTGATGGTGCCGGACACCGGATCGCCCTTCATCGCGCACGCGGCGGTGACCGACGAATACCTGGAGCGGGCCGATTTCCAGGCCTTGGTTGCCGGCGACAAGAACAAGGTTCCGTCGCTCATCGACCAGGACAACGCCGACAAGCTGACGGCCGGCTGGCTCAACTTCCTGCATCGCCAGTACGACTATTGGGCGCATTGGGACTTGGTGCACGTCGAGGCGTTGAAATACGGCGACGGCGTTGCGCGCGTGCTGGCGCAGACCAAGCAGACCGTCATGGAGACCGCCAGGGGGCCGATCCGCCGCAAGGAGCGAATCCCCGTCCTGGTCCCGCGGTCTATCTGGCACACCTATTTCGACCCGAATTACTACAAGGCTCTCAATCAGGGCCACATGCTCGGGCCCAGCACGATCGAAAGGCAGTCGACCAAGTGGGCCGACCTCTTGAAGGCATCGGAGAAGGGCAGCAGCGATCCGGGGGTTTTCGACGGCGGATGGATTGCCGGCGAAGTGCGAAGCCTGGAGCCGGACCCGGAGGGCTATGTCGAGGTTGTCGATTTCGAGGGCGACGCGATCGTGCCGCGCAAGACGGTTCGGTCGGTCATCCTGCCGAACATCATCCTGACCTGCGCCAAGGGCAGCGGCAAGCCGAAGGTCATCCGGCTGCGCTTCCGCGGCGTGGAGTTCAGCACCTATATTCACGTCCCCTATCACCGCGAGGATCTGAACACGCCCTACGCGACTTCGCCGTTGCGCAAGGGCATGCCGCTCCAGAAGGCGGCGACCGTCTTGTTCAACAGCCTTGTTGACTCGGGCATCCTCAACGCGCAGCCGCCTGTCAAGTACGACGTGGAGGACGCGAACTATTCATCGACCGGCGGCCCGCGCATCCGGCCCCGCGCGATCTGGCCGACCATGGGGGCGGTGGAGACGGTAAAGATTGGCGACGTGCTGGCCCTGCTGCAGGCCTTCCAGGAAGCAAAGGGCCAGTATTACGACGTGGTGGGCGTCAACCCGCCGCGGCTGGGCGCGGAGACGAAATCGCACACGACGGCCTTTTCGAAGGATGTCGAGCTGGCGCGCGGCACCGTTCGAACCGTCGACTACGTGAACACCGTCAAGAGCAGCACCGCGGTGCGCGCGCTCGCCATGGAGTATGAGATCGGCCGGCTCGTGATGGGCCGCCGGACCGATACGGTGTGGATCGATGAATACGGCGGCTATGTCGAGTTGAAGCGCGAGCACCTGCCGGACCTGGCGGAGTTCACCTGGATCGGTGCGCTGGCGCCCTCGGAAGAGTTCGCCGTGCAGCAGCGCAAGAATGCCGCGCTCCAGATGGTCGTCCAGCTCGAGACCCTGACCCGCCAGGGCGGCCAGCCGCCGGATGCCGACATAGCGAAAATCAAGAGGCAGGTGTTGCGCGATGCAGGATATGCAGACCCCGAAGAATACTTTGTCGCCGGAAAGTCAGCGGTTCCTCTTGGAGTTGCGGGCGCAACCGAAGTTTCGCCAGCTGCTGTCGGAAGTGCCGATGCCGTCGCTGCGCTCGTGGAAACCGGGTAGCAGCAGCGACCAGTGGGCACATGACAGCGGCATGCGCAAGGGCGCCCAAGGCGTCCTGCGTCTTTTGCTAGGTACAGGAGACACGTCCAATGACTGAAAAGCAGACCGTGGCCAATGAGACCGAAACCCAGCCGGCGTCGTCTGGGGAAGAGGGTGTTGACGCACGGACCAAGGGCTCGGAGCTGGACCGCATTCTCAGTGAGATCGGCGTCGGCGAAGAGCCGGAACCTGGTTCCACGGACCAGGGCAAGGAGCCCACAAAGGATGACCTCAAGAGCGTGGTTCAGTTCGTCAAGGGTGAGCAGGAGCGAGCAATCGCCGAGCGCGTCCAGGCGGATGTCAACCAGGCTGTGAAGGTCGCCAAGGGTGACCTCGACATCGATGATGAAGAGATCAGCGACCTGCTGTATGGCCGGGCATCGCGCGACGCGCGCTTTGCCAAGGCCTGGGCGCAGCGGGGCGACAAGCCCGAGCAGTGGGACACGGCCCTCAAGGCGTTCAACAAAGACCTGGCCGCGCGTCAAGAGGCGCGTGGGAGCCAGGACTTGAAGGACGACCGAGAGGCCGTGCTTGCCCATGTCCGTGGGGAGTCAACAACCGCCGGTTCCCGCACGTTCCCGTCAGAGTCCGAAATCATGGCGATGTCCCAAAAGGACTTCGACGCTCTGCAGCGGAAGTATGCGTGAGGCCCGGCTGATCTGGAGTCCTTCCCCAAATGGCCATCACCACGACTACCGAACTCACCAAGCCGATCAATGCGATCTTTACCCGCCGGTTTCTCGACCGCGCGGCGTACATGACGCATTACTTTCTCGGGTCCGAGCCGGCGACGATCGAGGAACACGCCGGCAGCGCAACCGCCTTGTGGCGCCGCTATGAGCACCTGACCCCGACCACGACGCCGCTTTCCGAGCTGACCAGCACGCCGACCTATCCGACGCGCACGGCCAGCCAGGCGAGCAAGACCGACATCAACGCCACGGTGCTGAAGTATGGCGATCACATCGTCCTCAACGAAGAGGTCGACGTGTTCAACTTCAACGGCCAGACCGCGGAGCTGATGGACGTGCTGGCCGAGCAGGCAGGCCGGTCGCTCAACTTC